TTAACAGATATTGATTGTATTTCAATTAAATCAATCTTAATATTTATAACATTAAATGAATCACCCATTATATGACGAACTTCATATAATTTATTCATATTACCAGTTATAAAAACAATATTATTGGTCATTAATATATTATAAATAACATTTTTCCTTATAACTAGGTTAATAACTAAATTATTTTTATTAAGTTATTAACCTAATAAAAATAATTAGGAAAAATTGAGCCCGGATCATCGTACCAAAATCATAAAACAATATTTATTAAGTAAATAAATCTTTATATATCCTATCGATATTTTAGATATTATCGACTTGTTTAGTGAATTCAAGATTTGTATTACAATTAAAAGATTTATTTTTGATAAGAAATATAATTCCAATTATACTACCTACAACAATTACAGATAAAATTACAATTAATACTATTTCTAAAGTACTTAAAGTAGGTGTGGATGTTGGTGAAGAAGTTGGTGTGGGTGTCAGTAGAGAAGTTGGTGTGGGTGTAGGTTGATTAGTTGGCTTGGGTGTAAACGGATTAGTTGGTGGATTAGTTGGTGTAGGCGTAGGATTATCTATTGTGTTTGAATAAATACAGTCAGATGTTATCTGAACCGGATTAGATGGATTTGTACAATTATATATATTTGTCATCGTTTCATTATAACTTTCTAGTCTTAATGATTTGTCTTCATTTTCAGAAGATGTTTTATCAACGCTAAATGATAAACCGTAGGAGCTGGTATTAAATTTCTCATATAAAGACCTCGGCATATAAACTTTTGTTATTCCTGTCTGTTGGAATGCTTGATCATCAATATATGTAAGATTTTGGCCAAAGCTTACACTTGTTAGAGATTTACATAATTTAAATGCTTCACGATCAATCCCTTTCATACTATCAGGAAGTGTAAGATTTGTTATTCCTGTCTGATAGAATGCTTGATAACCAATAGATGTAAGACTTTGGCCGAAGCTTACACTTGTTAAATTTGTACAAGAATTAAATGCAAAATAATCAATCGTTTGAATACTATCAGGAAGTGTTAGAATTCTTATTCCTGTCTCTCGGAATGCTGAACCACCAATAGATGTAAGACTTGGACCGAATTTTACACTTGTTAAATCTTTACAATTATAAAATGCACTATCGCCAATCTTTTGAAGACTATCAGGAAGTATTAGATTTCTTATTCCTGTCTGATAGAATGCTAATATACCAATAGATGTAAGATTTTGGCCGAATTTTACACTTGTTAAATTTGTACAATACGCAAATACTCCATAATTAATCACTTTCAAACTATCAGGTAGTTCTAGATTTGTTATTCCTGTCTCTCGGAATGCTCCTATACCAATAGATGTAAGATTTTGGCCAAAGCTTACGCCTGTTAAATTTGTACATAACCAAAATGCATAATTACCAATCTGTTGAAGACTATCAGGAAGTATTAGATTTGTTATTCCTGTCTGTTGGAATGCTTGATTACCAATAGATGTAAGATTTTGGCCAAATTTTACACTTGTTAAATCTGTACAATAATAAAATGCATAATCACCAATCTTTGTAACATTAGACAGATCTATATAACCATTTTTATCTACAAAATTACAACAAAGTGATTTAACACTAGAATCATAGGTTATATCATTAATTTCACCCGACGTACATTCAGCGAAAATAAGTGGTAAAAAACTAGCTAATAAAAATAATATTTTGAATAAACTAAACATTTATATATGTTAAGCTTTAGAGAAATTTCTAATAAATTACTAATTGTATTGGATAAAAAAATTTGGCAAATTTTATCCATTTATTTTATATGGATCCAATACAATTATATTATTTAACTTATCTGATTCCTCAAGTCAATTGCATTAATTGTATTGTTAAAAAATTGAAAAACATTGTTTTATATATATAGAATAATAAATACCCTATTACATAATAAGATGAGTACAATTAAACTTTCTGATATTATATCTAAACAACCCGTGCTTAATGTCGGGTGTGTTGGCCATGTTGCCCATGGCAAATCTACTGTTGTATATGATTTAACCAATGTTCGCACTCAAAAGCATTCATCGGAACTCGAACGCAATATTACTATTAATTTGGGATATGCAAATCTCCGAATATATCGTAACAAATCAAATCGTTCTCTAATCAGTTCTAATATTGCATTGAATGATGAAAATCTACAACTATGCAAACATTATAGTTTTGTTGACTGTCCTGGCCATCAAGCATATATGGCTACAATGGTTTCAGGTACAGAAACAATCGACGTGGCTCTCATGTTGATTGCGGCTTCTGAAAATATCCCTCAACCTCAAACAGTTTCACATGCCAATGTTTTATCACATACTGATATTGAAAACATTGCGATTCTGTTTAATAAAATTGATCTACTTACTGACGAAAAGATAGTTGATAATAGGTTAGATCAATTGGATACTTTTATTAAGTCCAAGCCCAAATTACAATCAAAACCAATTATCCCTATTTCTGCTAAAAATAAAATTAATACCGATAAGATTTTGAATTATCTCGTGTCTGTACCTGAACCAAAAATGGAACAACATATTAATGAACCATTTAGAATGAATATTCTTCGATCATTTAATATTAATAAAATTAGTGTTGGTGTTAATGATCTCAAGGGTGGTGTCGTTGGTGGATCTATTAAATCTGGCCATATCTCTAAAGGTGACTGGGTTATTATTAAACCTGGTATTATCTCAATGCATAAACATCGTTGGCATTGTCGACCTATTATATCTAGAGTTAATAGTATCCAATCAGATGCTACTCCTTTAGATACAGCTTATCCTGGTGGATTAATTGCTCTTGGTCTAGATTGTGATCCGGCAATTTGTAAAAATAATAATCTACTTGGTAATAAGATTTATAAGTTAGATAAAGCTAATTTTGCTAAAATGATATCATGTGATGATTTGGCGGTTGATTTTTATGTTGAAATTGATTATTTAATTCCAAAAGCTGACTGTGAATCTATTACTGAAATTTATTTGCTAATTAATGGTTCTCCTATCAAAGGAAGCATTATTAGCAGAGAGGTTAAATCTATAATTACTCCAGATGGTAATGAAATTTCTAAAGATGTTTTTAGAGTTCTTGCTGAAAAACCATTTGCATATGATTTTACTAAGCTTTCTATTTTACATAAAACTTCACTATCAATTGAGTTGTTCGCAACCGGTTCTATTATTCCAAAAAACGAATCTAAAAACGAATCTAAAAACGAATCTAAGATAAAAATTAAACTCCCTTCTGATATTTATTCATTGATGGATGAATCATATGAATATAAGCTAAATGATCCAAGTCCAAATATCACTATTATTAATGATTTAGTTAGTGTAGATGATTGTACAATTGTTGATTCTACAATGGCTGATTCTACAATTGCTGATTCTACAATGGCTGATTCTGTGGTTGATATTAAAGAAGATATCAAAAAGAAAATAATAAATTGGATTAAACCAAAAACGGTATTTAAGATGACTCTTCCTCTACCAGTCTTTAATGTTGAGGCAACAAAATTTGATTGGTCAAATGCTAGTTGTATTATTGATAAATTTAATCTTAAAAAGAATCCTGAACTCAAATGTGAAATTAATGATTCGTTAATTAAATGGGCATGTTTTGGTAAGATGATTGTTAAATTTTTCAATTATGAATATATGTCAGATGAAGGCGTTGCAGATTATATTGATGGTCGCATTATTATACACATTAAACGTAATACCAAAAATAAACCTCAAAATGTTATTTCTAAATTTATTACGAGTCATTATATGTGTGATAAATGCCGTTCACTAAGTAGTCGAATTGGTAAAATTGGATCACAATATTCGTCAATTTGTGTATTATGTGATAATCGGGTGATGATAAATAGTGAATGGATTAAATAAGTCAATAAACTAAGTCTACAAACTAAGTCTACAAACTAAGTCTATAAACTAATAGAGATAAATAAATTTGTTTAATATTTTTTAGTTAATTAATAAATAAATGAAGTAACTAACTAAATAAATTGAAAATTATCTGGACAAATATTATTGATATTAAGTTTTAATATAAATATTATATTAAAACTTAATCATATAAATACATAAAAATGGGTATAAAAAATTTAATGAAAGTATTAAAAGAAAACGTTCCTAATTCAATTCATGACATTACTATTAAGGAACTTAATCACAAAAAAGTTGCTATAGATACTAGTATTATTCTTTATCAATATGTTACTGCTGTTAGATCAAATGGAGAAGATTTAAAAGGACCAGATGGTAAATCAACATCACATATACAAGGAATATTATCAAAATCTCTAAATTATTTAAAGATGGGAATGATACCTGTATTTGTATTTGATGGTAAACCTCCAGAATTAAAGATGAGAATTTTGAATGATCGTTCTAAAATAAAAAAAGAGGCAATTAATAAATTAATAGAATTAGAGGAAAAAGTGACTAAACCTGAATCTGATATTGTTTTAGATGATGAAACAATTGAAATGTTAGAAGCTGAAAAAATTAAATTACTTAAACAATCTGTTAGTATTAGTCATTCCGAAATGCTACAAGCATACGAAATTGTTAAACTTCTTGGTATTCCTGCATTCTTGGCCCCCGAAGAAGCAGATTCACAGTGTGCATATTTATCGATTAATAAATTAGTTGATTTTATAGCATCAGAAGATATGGATTTGTTAACATTTGGATCAAAAATAATTATAAGAAATTTCACAAAGAAAAATATGATAAAAATTAACTTGAATGAAATATTATCAGAAGGTAAGTTAACAATGGATCAATTTATTGATATTTGTATTTTATTGGGTTGTGATTATACAGATACAATTGATGGAATTGGACCCAAACGAGCTTGGGAATTGATTACTAAATATGGATCATTAGAAGAATTAATTACCAAAGATAAGAAAATAGCTCAAGCCAAATATAAACTCCCTGATAATTTTAGATATGAAGAATCTAGAGAATATTTTAAAAATCCTAGACATATTCCTGCAACACCTGCTGATTTAGAACTAAAGGTTCCACAATTAAATGAACTTAAAGAACTATTAATTACTAAATATGGATTTAGTGAAGATAATGTTGAAAAAAATATTAAGTTCTTACGCAAGAAATATAATATTATTGATAAAATTTATGATGATAAAAAAATAGCAGAAATGAATGAAGATCCATTCATAGATGATGAAAAAATATTATTAAAAAAATCTAAATTAAACACATCTAAATTAAACACATCTAAACCAAATACATCTAAACCAAATACATCTAAACCAAACACATCTAAACCAAATATAACAATAGGAACAGTTGCAAAAAAGAAATCTAATTCAATTCAAACAAAATATAAGTCATCATTTTCAGATAATTCTAATAAATTTAATGGTTTAAAATTTGACAATTTAAATGAGTTTAATGATATTGTACCTAATATTCAGGCAAATACACAAACAAATACACAAACAAATACACAAACAAATACAAAAACAAATACAAAATTAATATCATATAATTAATTTTGGATGACATTATCATCTAGTAATCTTATCCATAAATATAATTAATTTATCAGTTATAATTATATAATAATGAATATCGGATCATCTAATTATCATCATAATTTTTTATCAGCTTTATTTGAATCAATAGGGAAGATATTTCAATCAATTGGAGAAGGGATAGCAGAGTCAATAAATTCAGTTGACAGAATATGTAGTTTGAGAAGATAATTTTTCATAATTATATTAGATAAAAAATTATTTTCTCAAACATTTAATATAAATAAAAGATGGGAATTGAATTTGAAGCAAAATTTTTAGAAATTGATGTTAAAAAAATGCGCAAAATATTATTAGAAAATGGTGCAAAACGTGTTCATAAAAAAAAAGTATATAAACGAGCTATATTTTTAAGATGTGATGAATCTGTACCTGGATTTTCTAGGGTAAGAAAAGAAGGTAAAGATACAACTATGACAATTAAAATTTTATCTAATCCAAAATATCCTCAAGAATTTGAAATAAACATCAAGGATAGTTTTGAGACAGGAGTTGATTTTATGAGTGCACTTGGTATAAAAAAAAAAGCATTTCAAGAATCAATTAGAGAGAAATGGTCTCATCCTTTGGCACATGAACTTACATTTGACACAATGCCTGGATTACCTACATATATGGAAATAGATTGTACATCAGAAGAAAATTTAAATAAATTAATAGAGTTATTCGGTTTAGAAATTGAAAAGAAAAGATTTGGTACATTTGATTATACTTATTTAGAATATTATGGTATACCAAAAGATGTAATTAATGATCAAACACCTAGTATAACATTTGCAAATATTCAAAATGAAATCAAACCAAGTAAAAATTTGGAATTATTCGAAAAAATATGTACAGAACATAATAAAATTGCCCAAAATATTATGAAGAAAAAAAATAAAAAAAATGATAAAAAAAAATAATCATATAAAACTGATATATTTAATGATTACAAATTAGATAATAATATATAGTATCATTTAACTTATCTAATTCAATTTGTTTTAAATATTTTAGATATTATACGACAACAGAATTTTTGCAATTATCAACTTGTTTAGTAAATTCCATATTTTTATTATAATTAAGACATTTATTTTTGATAAGAAATGCAATTCCAATTATACCACCTACTAAAATTACAGATAAAATTACAATTAATACTATTTCTAAAGTACTTAAATTAGGTGTGGGTGGATCAGTTGGTATGGGTGTAGGTGGATCAGTTGGTATGGGTGTAGGTGGATCAGTTGGTATGGGTGTAGGTGGATCAGTTGGTATGGGTGTAGGTGGATCAGTTGATATGGGTGTAGGTGGATCAGTTGGAATGGGTGTAGGTGGATCAGTTGGTATGGGTGTAGGTGGATCAGTTGGTATGGGTGTGGGAGTAGGATTGTTTATTGTGTTTGAATATTTACAGTTTGATGTTATCTGAACCTCATTAGATGGATTTGTACAATTATATATTTTTGTCATCGTTTCATTATAACTTTCTAGTCTTATTGATTTATCTTTAATTTCAGAAGATTTTTTATCAACAGTAAATGATAAACCGTAGGAGCTGGTATTAAATTTCTCATATAAAGACCTCGGCATATAGACTTTCGTTATTCCTGTCTGTCCGAATGCTAGAAAACCAATAGATGTAAGATTTTTACCGAAGCTTACACTTGTTAAATTTGTACAATACTTAAATGCATCATTATTAATCTCTTTCAGACTATCAGGAAGTTCTAGATTTGTTATTCCTGTTGATCTAAATGCTCCTTGACCAATAGATGTAAGATTTTGGCCGAATCTTACACTTGTTAGAGATTTACATGAATAAAATGCATAATCACCAATCTTTGTAACATTAGACAGATCTATATAACCATTTTTATCTACAAAATTACAACAAAGTGATTTAACACTATGATCATATACTAAATCATTAATTACACCAGACGTACAATTAGCGAAAATAAATGGTAAAAAACTAGCTAATAAAAATAATATTTTGAATAAACCAAACATTTATATATATGTTAAGCTTTAGAGAAATTTATTAGAAATTAGCTAATTTCTAATAAATTACCAATGTATTATATGGATAAAATAATTATATTAAAAAATTGATAAAACCATCTGATGATAAATTAATTCAATTAATATTAACATAATTTATAATGTCTAAAATTAATATTGAATCCAATTCAACTAATTATCTAATTGGAATTGGAACAGTTTGTTCATTAATGTTTATTAGTATTGGATCATTATATGTTTCATACAAATATGGTACTTATTCTGCTAATTCTGCTAATTTAACTAATATTAACAAACAAAAACTAACTAATATTATTGAAGAGAAAAAAGCAGTAAGACATGGATATTTAATGGGAATTTCTGAAGGTTATAGTTCAGGTTTTTCTGCTGGATATCACATTGCAAATAAAGAAAAACAAACTTCAAACATTGAAAGATTAAATTCAAACACAGATATAACAGAATCACATCCACTTTTATATTATTATAATTTACTATCATTAGATGATTTTAAACAAAGATATGACATTATGCCAAACAATAGTTTATAGATGTTTAACTTTTATAAAATAACTTATAAAAAATTGTATATTTTTTTATATTAATTAAGATAATACTTGATTTGATAATCTTAATTAACAAATGAATACATCTACTGAAATTATTCAGAAAATAACTTCCAAACCTGATTGGAAAATTAAAATTTTAACTGATGAAATATCAAATAATTGGATTCGTGAAATCTGCGAAAATGGATATGATCATAATTTTGTATTTAATATTATGGATATTCTAAAAAAATATTCCAAATTTAATGATACATCTTCTAATTTGGAATATTATGATTGGTTTGTTAGAACTGATTTTGTTATTGATGAAGTCGTCGGTCAAAATGGCTATAAATGTGGTTGTGATTGTTTAATTTGTCAAGGTAAAGAATATAAAATAGATCAAGATGAAGATGAAGATGATGAATATCTTGATACAGATGATGAAATAGATATAAATAATATTACACCACATGAGAATTGCAAATGTTTAAGAAAAACAAATGAAAATAAGAAGACTTTTATTAATAAATACATTACTCAATTACCTAATTTAATTGGTCAACCTCTAAAAGATAATTTTATAATTTTAGCCGATAAACTTCCAAAAACTAATTTTCATCCTGGTTCAAATAATCAAATGGTTGATCTTTTTCATCCTTCAATATTCCCATATATCAAAGGAATTAGTGATAATAAAATTGATCCAACGTTATTTGAACAACTAAAACTAGATAAAAATATGATTTTTCAATGGTTACCATCAGAAATTAGTATTAGATATCTAGATACACAAACAGAATCTAAAATTAAATCTTATATTAATAATTTATCAGATTCTAATTTAGTTGAACCAATTGAACAGATCTTTAATAAATTTGTTCCTCATTTTAATAATTTATTAGATTCAATGTATGTTAACAATCTAATTGAAACAAAAACAGTTCTAACAGATTGTCAGGTTATAATTAAGGCTCAAGAAATAAATCTTGAACCTTCTAAACCTGTATTTTCAGAAGGTTCATGGCATTTAGAGGGAACTAAAAATGAACATATTATTGCAACAGGAATATATTATTATGAAATGACAAATCTGAATGATAATTATTTGAATTTTAGAGTAAAAGTATCAAATCCAGAAGATATTTATTATCCTCAAAATTGTACACAATATGTTAAAACTCATTATGGCTTTGATAATTATGGTTTGTATGATTCTCATGATAAGATACCATGTATTAGTTTGGATTCAGTTAAAACATATGAAAATCTTTGTCTAGTTTTTCCAAATACTTTTCAACATAAAGTTAGTAAAATCAGTTTGACTGATCCTACAAAAAATGGTTCTAGAAAAATTTTGGTATTCTTTTTAATTGATCCAAATAATCGTATAATTTCCACAGCAGATATTGAGCCACAACAAAATAGTATTTCTGAAACTAATGCAAAAATTTATCAAGATATTTTAATGTTTGAAAGAAAATATGAATCAAAAATACAAACTGCCGTATTTGAAAGAGAATGGTCATTATGTGAACATTAAACTAAATTAATAACTAAATAAATTAAAAGTTAAATACACTTGTTATCAGTCTTAATTTATTATGGTATTAAAATAATTGAGTTTAAAAACAGATCAAAAAATTATTTAATTAATAAATAAATTATTATGTTTATTTATATATATATCAAATGAGTTCTTTTTTTAATGCACCTGTTGACATTGTTTTAGGAAATACAACAACTCGTGTCGCAACATTAACAATTAAAACTGACGCAACTGAAAATGACGTAAGATCTTTAATTACTCCTTATATTAAAACTGGAAATATTATTAAAGAAATTAAGTTACATGGAAGATATTTTAATCGTGTTTGGAGAGTAGTGATAGAACCTGGCCCTATTGTTGCTGCTCCAGTTCGCACTATTGTTGCTCCAGTCCCTATTGTTGCAGCTCCAGTTCGTACTATTGTTGCTCCAGTCCCTATTGTTGCAGCTCCAGTTATTCGTAATGAAATACCCCCTAAACCTACAACAAATGTTGTTGTCGTTGCACCAAGTACTCCAGTTAAAGCTCAAGTCGCTACCAATGTTGTAAATAATGTTGTAAGTCCATCAACACCTCCTAGACCTACAAATGTTGTTGTCGTAGCTCCCGCTGCTCCCGTTAAAGCTCAAGTCGCTACTAATGTTGTTAATAATGCTGTAAATAATGCTGTAAATCCATCAACACCCCCTAGACCTACAACAAATGTTGTCGTCGTAGCCCCTGGTGCTCCCGTTAAAGCTAAAGTCGCTACAAATGTTGTAAATACATCAACACCCCCTAGACCTACAACAGTTGTAGTCACTCCTGGTGCTCCAATTAAAGTTAAAGTAGATGAAGATCAAGTTGGTGGTCGTAAAAAGAGAGCTGGTTCAAAGAAATCTGGTTCAAAGAAATCTGGTTCAAAGAAATCTGGTTCAAAGAGAGCTGGTTCAAAGAGAGCTGGCTCAAAGAGAGCTGGCTCAAAGAGAGCTGGTTCAAAAACAGAAACTCAAACTGGCGGTAAAAAAGGTTCAAAGAAAACTGGATCAAAGAAAGGTTCTAAACGTGCTGGTTTAAAGAGAGCTGGTTCTAAACGTGCTGGATCAAAATCAGCTATTTTAGTTGGCGGTAAAAGAAAAGGTTCAAGAAAAGGTTCAAGAAAAGGTTCCAAACGCGCCGGATCTAAACAATATTAAATCAAATCAAATCAAATCAAATCGAATTAATTTAATTTAAAATAAAATTTGAAAAAATATTATTTATAAGCATATGTTTATAAATAATATTTATTATTTATAAACATATGGCGAAATTATTAGATTATCAAATACCACATGTTGATAAATTAGTTAGAGGACTAAATCAATATAATGTTGTTGTCGATGCATCAGATACTGGGACTGGTAAAACATTTTGTGCATTATTTACTGCTCAAAAATTAGGTCTAAGACCATTTGTTGTTTGTCCTAAATGTGTAATGTCAAGTTGGAGAAGAGTGGCAAAATCTATTGGAATTGATCCAATAATGATTATTAATTATGATCAAATCATTGCCTCTTCTGTTGTATCAAATGCTCAGCAAAATTCAAAATTAGAAATTTTAGCAGATTATTTGGCTAAACAAGCAGATCAAGAACAATTACCCCCTCAAATACCCCCTCAAATACATGACTTACCTCCAGATATACCTAAATTTATCAAGGAAGATATAATTGCTGTCGCAAAATCCAAAAAAAAAACTATTAAAACCACTAAATCAGCTAAATCAGTTGAAACAGTTGAAACTGATTTAGCTACCAAAACTACCAAATCTGCCAAATCTACCACAACTACCAAATCTGCCAAACCTGCTAAATTAGTCTATACTGATGATCAAGTTAAACTTTTTCTTCAATATTGTAAAAAAAAGTTTGGTGAAGTATTAGATCTTGATCAAAATGTTGATCAGGATGCCAATCCAAATGTTGATCAGGATGCCAATCCAAATGTTGATCAGGATGCCAATCCAAATGTTGATCAGGATGCCAATCCAAATGTAGCTAAACCAAAG